AGTTTCTTCATCTTCTCTTGAAGGTCGCCTAGTTTTTCGGTAACGTCTGCGACCTGTTTGATAAGATTTCCAGCAACCTCGTATGCTCTTGGATGCTCACTTTCTTTTGCAAGTTCCAGTATTCCATCAATCGCATCTTGACCACGTTCAACAAGGTTATAAAAGTTTTGTCTTTGATATGCATAGTCATTATCTACGTCATCTCCATGAGATGGGACAACGACTTCTTTCTTTTCCACAACGACCTCTTGTGGAACAACCTTATCGATGACCCCAAGTGCTTTCTCTATCTCAATTTCTTTTGGCATAACGTATTATTTATGAGGGAAGTTTTATTCCTCTATCTCGTAAATATTTTTTTTGAAAAACTTTAGGTGTTTGATTTTTAATCCATGGCATAACATGTATCCATTCTTGTACGAACTTTTTATCATAAAATGCACTTCTATCCTCTAATCCATAGGCCAATGATAGAGTTTCAAACAGGTCAAGTAAACGTCTTGCTTGTCCCCCATAAAAATGTTGCCACGGAAATACTGTTGATAAATCCTCTGGCCAGATAGAAAAACCAGCTGGATTTTTATTCGTAATACCGTTATACGTCAACGAATGCCCTGCTGGTAAAGATGGATAATTATCAAAAATTTCATCTCCTCCGTTTCCAGTGAATACAACCTTACTGTTAAATTCAGAAATACACTTTTCTCTCATCGACCAATGTGACCGAAAAGGTAAATTTATAGATACTAATCTATTTCTATTATTCTTCCATTCAGTTTCTAGTTTTATTTCATCCCAATCAGGAATTTTTTCTATCTTGATATGTTTATTATATCCATCTGTGTATTGAACAACTTGATTCAATGTTTCCAAATTTTCGCGCCCTTCCCACACTCCTGATAAACAAGTTATACTATTAAAATGTTTTTTATGGTCAGCTAAACACAGTGCAATAGGTGAACTATCTAAACCACTACTAAGAAATAAAGTTAAATTTTCTGTATAACGTTTAAGCACTGCTTCTTCAAAAGAATTGGTGAGATCATCCAACGTATCTTTATACTGATTTAAATCCCATTTGTGAAGTTCTGTATTAACTGGTTTTAGTATACCAGTTTTTACATTATAATTATGGTGACTGTTATGTGGGATTCTATAGAATGTTTCATTCCATTCAGTATCGTTATACACAGCAAACTTGAGTTCAAAGGATTGAGTCAACCCTGGCGGACCAAATCTTCCACCTTTGGGTTCTGTCATTGGAAAAGTACTGAAATAGAAATAATCATCAATTTTATAATAAAATGCTTGTCTTGTACTCCACGGATCAGTAAACAAATCTATGGTGTCAGTTTTCTCATCATAAATTATGAACAAGAATTCACCATCCAAATACTCTGTAAATTTGTCACCATATTCTAAATATTTGTCAATGCAAAAAAAGATACTACTGAATAATGGATGACGATTATAAATTTCTCCAATCAATATATAATATTTGTTATTATGCTTGTAAGGTTGTACAACATCTTTTCCAGTAATACTTGATAGGTGGTGTGTTATATAAACACCATTAACATCTATAGTATTACTAGCATCAGGTCCACCTAACTTTAAATAGTCATCAATTATTATTGAGTTTGGATTATTAGTTATTTTAAAAGTACACATTTTTCATAAAAAAGGATTTAATAAATTTTACTCTTTTTCAAATGCTTGTGATGATGAGTTAAAAACAAAAACAGTTCCATCCTCCTCAACAATTCGACAAGATATGTTGTTAAGTGACATATAGGTTTTCCACATAGGTGACACTGTTCGAAACGTAGAATCACTGACGCTATCATCCCAATCTGATTTTGAAGCCCATTTATGTGTATGTATGCGAGTATTTCCATCCTCAGATGCGGTGCTACTGATCAGTTTGCCACTGGATTTAAAACCATCCAGACCACCAGCATACCCCTCTCTTTCCCATGGCCAAAAAGTAGCATCATCTTGTTTCGTATAAGTTTTTGTTACTGTATAGGTCATTTTGTGTATGTCCTCTATATTTTATACTATTTATAAAAAGTCTAAGTATTGATAATATCTACCCCTATATTTGTAAGTATCTGGATTTGCTAAATTTCTATATGGTCCGTATTGACCGTGTTTTGCACAATACAAGTCAAAGTCTCTTCCAGTTTTACCCTCTGAGATACATTCCTCGTATGTCCTTTGATAAGCGCAGTCTCTACACTTATTATCCACACAGGTTTTAGGATTACATTTTAGAGTCATATTTCTAAGTTCTTCTGGCATGAATTCAAATTGTTCAAACCTACCAATCATTTTACCAGAAATATCATCCCAATCAAAACCACTTCCCTGTGCGATTGGCTCCAACGTAGGCCATCCAGCGAGATATATGTCCAACCCAACATCTTCAATCATCTTACGCAAGACATTATAACCACAGTCCATAGAGGTATTTTCTAATGATATTCCAATAGATATGCCGTCTGGTTTAAGTTCTTTAGACCAAGAAACATACCCCTCATATCTTGGTAAAACTTTCCCAACATCCCAAGTGCCAACTTTAAATCCCGGCCGAATCGGTTGTCTATTCTCAACATATTCTACTGGCCAAATTTTTTTATCGAAAACAAAGTCACGAACCTCTGACTTCAGATATAAAACTATATCTGTTACTCTGTCAAGTTCTTTTTTGTTTTTATAATCTGGATACCAAGTATCAATCGCATACCTAGCGATAATGTCATTGTCAGTTTCAGTCAACCAACGATAAAGAGAATATGTAGAGTTTATGCCACCTGAGAATGGTATGAGTATTCTCATGTCAGTTACTATTCATCACTCCCTGTTTCGGGATTGAAGTCTTTTGCATCTTGGAAGAATGAAATTGTTTCACTGAAACCAAAATCATCATCAGCATCTGCCGTTGTTGGATTTGGTGTCACACTGTATCTCTGTTCTCTCTTCGGTGACTGATCAGGCATATCTGTATACTGGTCAACTTGCACCGTCTTAATAACCTTACTGGACGTAACAGGACCATAGAGATAAAACTTAGCAGTAAACGAAAGTGTGTAGATAATTGCCCTACGACTTGCAAAGTCACCCTGATAATCATCTTCATACGCAATGCTGTTTAGGATAACAGGAACATCTCTCTTGATACCCATATCAGTATTATCATTGATAGTTACTGTATAGTCTGGCTGAAAGTAAGGTAAGATTTGCTCCACAATCTGTAAAGCATCGTCTGACTGTTTTGATAGAACATAAAGTTCAAAGTCGATGTTGTACGGCACAGGCATATACTGTGTATCTAACTGACTTGCTTTTGCACCCTTGACTTTTTTAAACTTCTGCACACGTTGTAGTTTTCTTGCTGGGTCATAAGATATTCCAGCAATCTCAAACCCAATGCGAGGAAGCGTCACCGCTGTAGACTTTGATAGGTCTGGGTCATCTGCAAGACGTACAAGATACTTCTGTCGAGGACCATATGCAAGAGGCACCTTCATTGACTGTTGAATCGTCCCACTATTATCTTTGCGAACAAGGTGAATATCATTGAAGAGCGTTCCAAACGCAACTACCACCTTTCTAGTTGTTTCGTGATAAAATTGTTTTCCTAACATTACGATGGTTCTCCCGCGTCACCGAATGGATTTGATTCGCTGAAGTCTAGGATTTCATCATCCAGTTCATCGAACAGTTCATTCTGATTGACCTTATCTGTTGATTGGTCACCTACTATATATTCCTCATTGATGAGATATGATGGGTCACCTGTATCCGCTGCGTTCTCAAGAAGAATAGACTCACCACCCGGCGTTTCATCCTCACCAATGAGATTGTCACCAGCATCCGTTCCGTCACTGTCTGTTCTATCAAGTAGAAGTAATCCACTACCCTCACTAGTTGCGTGGTCAATCCTAATCTCTTGATTGATTGTGGTGGTCGCACTTTGTTCAAGTGTAAACTGATATGTAAGTGCATCAAGGGATTCTGCATCTTCTATTGCATCAATCACAGCAATGTCTGTGTCAAGAATCTCTGATCCATATTCGAACAGACGACAACTCATTTTGTAAACTGGATTGTTGTCTAACTGATGGAAGGGTTGATCGTGATCAACAAAGTTAATCTCAAACAGTTTACCAAGGATAGGATGATAGATTGCATCACCTTCCTGTGGCCGATCTGCATCTGTAGAGTCTGCCTCTGAGATTAGATACCCACTTTCGAATGAAGATGGAATGTCCACTTCATCACTGTCTAGTGTCCCACTCTCTAAAAGAATAGAACCAGTAAGTGTGTCCGTCCCACTCTCAATAGTAAACTGCTTGGTGATATCTCTAAATCTATTTTTGCTGACAACAAAGGTGACTTCACTTAGGTTCTGCAAACCAAACTGAGTCATCAACTCCCGTTCACCAGCATATCCACCACCAGTGTTCTCTACATACATCTCAATCTTTGCCTGAGTGTTAAACTTAGATAGAGAGTCCTCTCCAAAAAAAGTATCCTCAGCAACGAGTGTGCGGTCAAGATAATGCACATCATGACCGTAAATCTGAATTGCCTCTGCAACCAAATCTGCGTACAGATTCTTCTCTGTTGTGATTGCTGCTTGGTTGCTTGTATGAAATGCGCTATTGACTGCCATATGATTATCCCATCATATAGTTAACTGGTAACTCAAATGCAAGTTGGATTCGCTCTTCCAGTTTATCTATCTCTTCTTGAGCCTGCGAATATATTTCTGCACCGTTCATGGTAACACCACCTAACATCTCAACACCACTGAACTTAGATAGGTTTGCACCCCACTGTCTCTTAATCAGTGCGGTGGCATATCTCTTCAGATACATGTCGTTGAATACATCTGTGTAAGTCGTTGGGTCTAACTTTCTATAACACTCAATGATTATATAATCCTCTCCTGCTGTAAAGTCGTTCTCCCAATCTGCATCAATGTAAAGTCTCTCTTGATGTTGACTAAATCGAATAGGAGTTTCCCCTACAAGAATATGTTCTAAGAAGTCTAGATTATCCATAGCCATCTGGTACTGAATGACAGAGGTAGATGATAGGTCAAACAAATCGTTAAGACGTAACTGATAACGAATATCGAACATATTAGAACCACCACCAGTGTCCGTAAAAGGAAATACTTGTACAATAGATAAAACAGTGTTTGGAACGGGTATCCAGTTTTTTCCCTCCAACCAATCGGCAGTTGTCGTCCCATCTCCAACGTCTGTTACTGAAGTTGTTATATTATCCCTAGCACGGGTCACATCCGCCTCAGTGACTAGATGTTTGAGATACATTCTCTCATATCCATCGTAGTGATACTCTGCAAAATACTGAAGTGCTTCATCTATACGGTCATCAACTTGGTCATCAGATACGTTAATATCAATGACACCAAAACCTAGAGAACGAAGACAGTAATTTTTGAATGTTGTTCTTGAGTTGGGTGTGGCCATGAAACTCCCCTTTACCTATATTTATAACATTATTTATTGTGAGGTTTCGGTGGCAAGGGTTTATAATTAGACTTTGCGGGACTCCACACTGGGAATCTCTGGTCAGCATAAGCATCATGTCTTATTTGTGGGATACTCTCTTCTGTATAATATTTTCCGTATTTACCCTCCTTCATGATAAGATCATCAAGTTCCTCTGCACTAAATCCCTCTTTTTTATTTTTATTATACCATTCTCGACATTTACATTTAGCACACTTTCCACATGGACAGTGAGAAACCAACTTTTGTAGTTCTTGTGGTAATGTTTCCAGTGTTTGCCACCTACCCATATTATGATTCATCAATGGCCATTCGATAGGAATATCTGTGTAATCTCTAACTATAGAATAATCTATTCTGGAATATGAATTTCCTCTCCTATAAAAATTTTCAACTGGTTCTGAGCTTTTAAAATACCAATTTGAAGGACTCCAGTTATACGTATTATAACCTATGCATATTAAATCTACATTATACATTTCTGATAACAAAGCAACGTTATACCATTTTGATCTTACAGTTTCTAACATTACATCACTAGCACGTTCTTCAACCTCCGAAAAACCAAAATCAAAATCACGAACATTTTCTTTCAACCAATTACATACAATAGGATACTGTTCTAAATCCTGATCAGATGCATCAAGTGTAAGTATTCGTGTTATCACATCATCTTTAGTTTCAGTAAGAAGTTTATACAACATAGCTACACTGTCTGAAGAGGAACTAGTTGCTGCAAAAATTTTCATAGTCTTTCCACTCATGTGGCTTGTTTAGTCTATTAGTAAAGTGAACATACTTTATATCTGGGTGAAACTCTCCACCCATGTATATGTAGTCGTTTCCTGTGAGTTTTTCATACTTCTGTGTCATCTTATAGTTCCATTGGTTTATATTACCAGAAACTATATCACCGCTAACAACCCACCTTGTGAACCATTCATTTGGCAGAACCACAAGGTCAAGTTGTTCCCTGACACTATCCTCTACAAAATATTGTTCTCCATTTACTGGTCCTGTTGTTGTTCCGTTCTCAATGTAGAACCCCTGCCAGTGATGAATGTCACTCATGAACTTGTCGTAGATATATCGACAGTCCTTCGGATAGTATTTGAAAAACCCTCCATTGATGCGATACTCATTGACATCGTTTCTCCACCATCCCGGCATCGCAACAAACTGTCCTCGTTCAATCGGGTAGTCAAAGATTTTCTCGTAGTCGTTGATGAGAAGAATATCAATGTCCATTACACAGATAGGTTCGTCTGTCTCCATCTGCATACCCCACATCTTATTCCACTGTAGAGTTACCCTGTCATCATATGGCTCTCGCATCCAGATGATGTTATACTTCGATAACTTTCTCTCTAAGTACTCTTCGTACTCTGGTCCATACTTGTCACCGATACGAACACACACTATATCCATCTATCAAATCTCTGTTTCGTTGGTCGATGACCTCGTAAGTAAGCACCATCTGAATGTTTTAAAACATCAATCAATTTATTAAATGAATTTACTAATTCATCTAGAGTATGATATGCGTGTGACATATGATAACTGAAGATATTAGTCATATCGAAAAACACAGTTTTACCTTTAATCTTTTCAGAGATTTTATCATAGTCTGGTGATATCAAATTCATCAACCAGTATTCAATGTCATAATCTTTTTGCATTTTTTCTTCTAATTTTCTTAAATCTTCGAATGGTGGCATATCTTTATTTGCATTTTTAGACGCAATAGAATCTGGCATTGCCATATTATGGTCAACCATTCGACTGTAATAATAAATCTCCTCTAAAGACATATTCATTTCTATAATCATTTTTTTTATGTCTAAATTTTCCTGACAATAATCAAACAACACAACCTCACCATCAAACTCTAATTTATCTACAAGTAACGCGGCACGATAGCCTGCCGTAGTAGAAAATATAATGTCAAATTTTTCACTAGGTAATTTTCCTAAACTTTCTGTATTCTCTATGTAAAATTGTTTTCGTATTCTTGTCATGAATCTACTAAAATAGTAATCATCCTTATCTACGTTATCAAGATTTTTCCAAGATTCAGTTTGATGATCTCTGTAATATGAAAAGGATTTTCTTGACCTTTCATCTTTCGTAAAATTTATAACAGTGGGCATTCCCTCTACCTGTATCCATGATGGGGTGTAGTCATCGTGGAAATTATAAGAGGACCGTTTAATAATATCATATCTACCAGACATATTAGGAGAGCCGATATCTTTCCACATTGTCAAATTCAAATTCATATGTTGGTGATGAAAATATGCTTTAGAGTTTGGTTTTGCAGGGGCACCCGCAGGATTAATTTTTGGTCTTGCCATTATATGTGCTTTACAAAACTGACCACTCTCCACAAAATCATAGAAGTCTGTTATCGGTGTTTGTCTTTTCTCTGGACCACCAGATACCATATCAAATACCATACCAACTGATACAATCATAGCATGGGTATGATTGCAATTTAAAAGAACATCATGAACTTCACTTCCATAACAAAAAAGAATATCGTGTCCAGTGCCACCTCCAGTGGCACCACCTGATACCATAAATGTTGTAGTTTGAGTTTGTTTCTCTATTCCAAAATCCCACTTGAGTTTGTCTGGATAAACTACCAGAAACAACATGTGTTTAAATCTTTTGTATATTTTTTTATCTTGTGTTTCATCTAACCACAATGTAACAAATTCATCAAAGCTATTCATAAATCTCTTTCAAAACACCTTTACCAAACTGTTTTACGAGGGACTTTATCATTAACTCCTCGCGTTCTTTATTAAAACCACCATGCATAATGAAGTGGTATCTATTCTCATTGGAACTGTTTAGTGCCTCGTGTTCCACACCATTGTCAAACCAGAAACCAGTGCAGTTGTCAAACGGTAGCTCCTCTTTTGTATCTGCGCGTCTCAGGTAACAATTATCTGGTTGATAAAATGCAATATTGATTGCACCAGCAATATTTCTAATTCTACCTTCACGAACTCTTTGTGGACTTGCATCGTTATGTGCGTCGATACTTGCACCCGGCTCTAACAACATGAAACGCAAACGTCGATATGATTTATGTGGAAAGTCCTCTAACCATCTCTTTGTCTCTGGGCACACTTCAGCAATCTCTGTCCAACCCCAATCAACTTGATCCTCTCGCAATCCATGACCCTCTGGGTTCTTGGTGTGAAACCAACCCATGTCTAGGTCTTTACCCTTCTCCACAAAACTATGAATAGATGCAGACTTCCAACCACCATGTCCACCATTTCCAAAACGATGCTCTACAAAGAACCCCTCATCGTATACTGCCTGTGCTTCTTCAATACAAACCTCTGGTATCTCTATATCCATTTTGAGATACCAAACATCATTATCTCTACACCAATCTACGATTTGCTTATGACTCATTTACCTATCACCATGAATCTTTCCATACCATTGTCTAATATCTTTGTTCCACTATACATGATGTCTACAAACTCTGCTTGTTCTGCAAGTTCCTCTGGACCACTCACACAATTTATATGGTCCTCATATTTATCCTCGTTTGTAGATTGCAAAACATATATTGGATTTCCACTTAATTTTTTATTAAGTTCACGGAATCTACTCATGGGAAACATGTGTTCACAAGAGGTATTGATAAGAACATCAAAGGCTCCACAATTTTCTTCCTTTCTCCATATTTCTTTAAACATAATATCTGTTATGTGACATTCGTATTTCTCTTGATCTTTATATCTTTTATTAAACTTGTAAGATATGTCTTTAGCATCACGATCAATTTCAAAATTATAAATGAACTCAACACCGTGTTCTATTAAAAGGGGAATGATATATTGTGAGTGCCACCCAGCCAGTAACGCAACTATTTTTGGTTTGATTTCTAACTTAATTAATTCTTGAATTATCCACAACTTACTTTCTAATTGTGATTGGTTCATGGAGTCCAGTGCTCTTTTTAATAAGTATGGTTCTGATGATGATAATGCGTTTTTCCAATCATGAGCTAACTCTGGAGTAAATTTTAAGTATTCCACAATGATTCTAACTCCTTAATATTATTAGTCTCTGAACTATTATTAAACAAACAAATCTTATGGTCAGTTCTCAATTTGTTTATCTCCATGTCCTCTGGATAAATGTTTCCCTTATACCAAGAGTAAATGTCACCCTTTGGAAATCCTTGTATCTCTCCCTCATCTTTCCAAGGATCATACCAATGGTGTGCAAAGTAATTATCTAAACTAGGATATGTGAAGAAGATAACCTCAGCATTATTTTTAACTTGTTGTAACACAGGTTTCATCTGTCCTCTGTTCCATCGAATGACGGACGAGTTTAGTGGAGTTGATTTATACTTTGCATAGTTTTTCTTGACTGTTTCCATGTTATTCCACCACCCACGAACAATCCAAGGTTTATGCATAGGCAGTTCAAAGAAGTACTTGAGGTCTTGGTGTATGACTACATCAAGATCAAGAAAAAGAAACTCGTCACCATCAACATAATCATCACTGAACATATAACACTTACGCCAGGCCCAAAAGAAACCTTTGTCCTGATCGTAGTGTTTGTCTAGGTATGTCGGAAGTTGTATATCATAATCACGAATCGGGTTGTCAGTAAAACAATAGAAGTTAAAATCAACAGAACAGTTTTTCTCACACTGTTTTTTTAGTTTTTCAACATAGGAGTCATCATATTTGTCACCCCACTTTATACAAAATATGTTATTCATCATCTTGTTCATATATAAAGTCGTTATTCTTATGTTCGTATTTTTTAAAATGAGATAAGAAAAATCTTACCCTGTAAATAAATTTCTTAATGCTCATTATATATCTCCTTATATTTATCGTACAAAAAGTCTGCAATCCATTCATGACCCTTATCGTTTGGATGACTATCTACCGCACTTATATGAAATTTTGTTTGGTCTGGATCAAGTTCTCGCAGTTTAGTAGAAATTTGATATCCACCAAGTTCCTCATATATTGGCCAACCCAAAAAAGTTTCACTGTTGATACAATCAAAATGTGGAATATCAAGATATCCTTTTGTTAATGATTCTGTTGGGTAAAATCCTTGTATCTGTAAATGGTCTATATTCTTATGTTCACATTGAGTTTGAAATGAATGAAAATACCTGAGACTTTTTTTCATCTTCGACAATAAATCCCAATGTCTCTGCACATACAGTCTGAAACTGAACTCATAAAAATCCCACCTATCAAATGATGACCACATGCATATTGCTAATCCGATATCTTTTGGATGGCATAATTCATCAAACATCTTATTGTGTATTTTTTCATTGCCAGTGCCTCCCTCACCAAGATTGACACATTCCATGTCAAGTTTTTCTGCTAAAATATCAGGCCATACATAAGTTTGATTATTTTTGATTGAACCATCAGGGTTTCGTTGGTTTGAACCAGCGGTAAAACTGTCCCCAGATACTATCAGTTTTTTTCTAAAAGATTTAAACATTATAGTTGTTATATATCTCTTTGTATTTGTCATATAAAAAGTCTGCCATAAATTTATGACCCGCTGCATTAGGATGGGAGTCATCTTGAGAAATTCTTAGTGTCGTTCTTAATGGGTCTTCTTTTTCAAGAATATCTGAAATACAATATCCACCAATTTCTCTCATAACAGGCCAACCTATGAATTTATCTCCTATATTATTTTCGATATAATTAAAATAGTCATTACATGCAAACATTTCTCTTGCTGATAACGCACGACTATCATTCAATTTATAAAAATTATCATTTTCATGTGGAGTGCCCGGTGAACAATCAATTCCTTTTAGTGTTTCGGTATTGTAATAAGACATGACGTTACTTCCTTGAATTAACATGTAAGGCACACCTCTCAAAAGTTTTTCTGCGTGTATGAATGTCCTAAGTGCATTTCGAGTTGCGTGACGAGGATTTTGCAATTCAAATAATTTTAACGCATAATCATCAGACATATGAGGAGTAACTTGATGCCATATATCCCAGATTTTATTTCGTTGAAATCCTATTCTTTGCCACTCACTCCACATTAAAACAACTAATCCAACATCTTTTTCTTTTATCACAGCATCAAGAGTTTTTGCTAAAATTTGATCGTTACCGGCACCACTACGACCAAGGTTAACAAATCCCATATCAAGCATCTCTGCAAGATATTGCGGCCATCTTATAAAATCATGGTCTATATGAGGACTTTGAGATGAAACTAAATAGTGTTCTGTAAAACTACATCCAACTGCGATTAGTTTTTTTCTAGAAGACTTGAACATTATATTTTTCCATAAATCTAGCAGCGTCACGCGGTGAGTCAACTATTGGTTCACCTTTAATATTTAGTGACGTATTCAAAAGCATTGGACACCCTGTCGCATCATACCACTCTTCTAGAATAGGACGAATGACAGACTTGCAGTTCTTCTTTACGACCTGTACTCTCGCAGTTCCATCAACATGAGTGACAGACTTGTAATCGTGTTTCGCGGTGGCAACAAATTGCATATATTCGTTCATTGGTCCTTCGAAGTATTCATCCGCATACTCCTCTAAGATAGCTGGTGCGAAAGGACGAAACCTCTGTCGTCTTTTGATATCATTTACTGTGTCTTTGATATTGTATCTTGGGTCACCTAACAGAGAACGATTACCAAGTGCGCGAGGTCCAAACTCTGCTCGACCATGTGCAACACCACACACTTTATTATTCAGAAGTTCTTGAATGACACCACGAACCCACACTGGACGGTCAATATCAGTTCCAAGATATGGACCTTCCCACTGTAACTTTCTTTTGTTTACTAGTGCAGCAGCACCTAATGCAGAACCCGCATCGCCAGGCGACGGCATTATCCAGATATTCTTTCCCTGTATTTTACTGTTTGCAACACAGTTCAGCGCACATCCACCCATCAGAATGATATTTTCCTTGGGGCACATATCAACCAGTTCTAGAAGTTTTTTCTCGTATAGAGCTTGCACAGATGCAGCAAGGTCAACTTTCCATGCATCTTTCCAGACGTTACCAACTCCACGATGATTATTTTGCCACAGTAAAGGTTCTAAATCATATATGGGTTGACCAAACGCAGCCATACCCATCGTGATATATTCATCCTCATTGGGTTTCAGACCGATACGTTGTGTGATTGCAGAATACAAAAGTCCTAACGAATATGGATACTTCCAAGACTTTACCTTTTTCATATTGTCCCAGATAGACACAGTGTCCCACTCACCAATCGCATCAACAACAATAATATTACAGTCATCAAATGGTGCGGTATAGTACCCTGCGGCCGCATGAGATTCATGGTGATTAAAACTCACATCATATTTCAGGCGTGGTTTCTTCCATCTCTGACCAGCGTAGAGTCGTCTTAAATTTTTGGAAAATGGTTTCTCATAGTATGATACTATTGCATCACGATTGTCTCGTATCTTTGACAATTGATTTTCGTGAAGATATTTGTCACCCTTCTTTCTGCTATGTCTTTCTGCGTGAGATGCAAAAACAATCTCGTTATCATTTAAGATACAAATAGCAGCGTCATGAAAACCTTCTGATACACCTACTATCATCGAAAGGAGACGTAAACTCCAATAACGTTACCATCGTCATCTTTCTTAACTTCACTTTTATCATTTCTAAAAATTTGATAATACGTAAGAGCTTCTATGGGATCACCTGATTTTCTAATCGCAGTCTTTGCACTTTTTGTTCTTTCAGATACATCAGAGTTTTTTACGTCATCCTGTTCAAATATATTAAGTTTAAGTGAAAACAATCTTTCTTTATTCTCTGGACTCTCTGGATCAAAGTTGATAAAAAATTTGAAATAGTCTATATCTTTATATTCTGGATTCTTTTCGTAGTCGATAGTCATTCCCATGCGCTCAGCATAACGATAAAATGCATCCTTAAATTCCTGACGAACAACTTCATTTGCAGCCTTAGTGCGATTATCAATATCTTCGTATGAGGTTACTTCTAAAAGAGCCTTAAACTGTTCATCCTCTTCATCAACTGCAAGGTAGTGCTCACGATAAATATCGTTTTCATCTTTCCAAAGAATCTTTACAGTATCCAGTTCTGGATTTGTATAAACACAATCTGCTATTTTATCTTCCCAAAAATATGCCATGTTAATTTTCCTTACACCTGAGTGATTTTGAATGTATATGTATTTATGGTTGCGGGAGAACCGTTTGGAAACTCCTGAGCACGATAGTCATCTAGGCCCGCAACTAAAGTTTGGTAGTTACCACTTCCATCTAACCTAGTGTCCACCATCGCTGTCCCTCTAGAGTTACCACTACCATTAATATTGTAAGATAATTTGTGACCAGCCGTATCCTCTGCGGCATAGTATCGAATATCATTTTTCACTCTGGTATAAAATGCATTATCATCCTCTTTACTTATTCGTTGCAAGTTGCCATCTGTATCCGCAAACAAAAGGTTGTGTATGGGTTGTGTGCTAGCAGAGGAAGCATCACTTCGTCTTTGTAGATAATAATTTGTGATAGTAGTTGGTTGATCAAGTGTTTCTGGAATACCCGCCGCACTATATGCAGAAGTATCTGCGCGAGTATCAGCAAAAATAACTGTGTTACTTCCAGAAACCTCTGTGTAGTTTGAAACAGAGGCAGAAGTGCTAATAGTAAAAGTACCATTTGTCAACTCACTTTCTGAAGCTGTTGCCATACTATCTAAGGTTTCATATATGAAGGTATCAATGTAGTCTTGATGACTCATCACTTTAATACACCCCTCAGTGGTGTCCCAATACACTGGATATCCAACTCTACCTTGATCGGCACTTGGACTAAGTGAAGTGTCATATGTAGGACCAGTGAGTTTATCAAAGTTTACAGTAACCACTGATGGTTCTGCTGTGGCTGTCTCAGCAGGAGCAGAGGATGTTCCTCTTGATCCTTCTGCACCAGCTTGTAATCTAGTATCTGCCATAGTAGGACTCAAGGTTCCGCTGTTACTAACGACGGATACGGTAACTGTTGGTGCCTGTGAATAAAGTCGCGCAATGTGTCTTTTTTGATATTCCCAATGAATATCAAGAAGAGGGCGCGCTAGGTCAAGGGTTGTATTCCAGTATAGAGGTCTGACAACAGCCATTAGGTTTCCCCATCGCCACCAACACCATATATTGCTTTGAGAATATTACCTTCTGTATCTTTAATTAACAATTGACTGTTTGTGAAAGATGTATAATACTCATATAACATATTGTCACCAGCGTTGGTCCCGCTACCATCCGTACCACCATCCTCTATTATGATGTTATCACCCGCATTAGCAGTGCCATCTGTACTATTCATCACAATAAAGTCACCACCAAACTCTGCCTTACCTGACTCTGCTTTCAGTGCACCCCTAGATGATAAGGTCATTTTTTCAACCGCAGCTTCAGAGACAGCAGTTCTAAATGAAAGTTTGGTTGCATTATTACTAGCACTGAAGTCCCCTTCAGAGACAGCAGCTATTCCAGCCGCGACTGCGACAGCATCTGTTCCTGTGCCTTCATCTGGTGCCTGAAACTCAATTCTACCTATAACATCGTCAGCAGCAATGTCTGTTTCCCCAGTTTGTAAAACAAAAGCGATAGGTTGATCATCAGCAGTTGCAGTATGTTTCAGTGCAAGTCCACTATTATGGATGTGGGTCAAAGTTATTTCAGAGTTCGTACCAAAAGATATTACTGAACTATCAGAAATCATTCTGAGGTCATCACCAATACTTGCGTCTAAGGCGATACCAACACCACCAGCAACAGTTAATGCACCATCAGTGGCATTTGTATTTGCCGTTGTAGCAGAAATACTTACAACGCCGCCAGAAGAGATTGCGATAGCATCAGTGTCAGTTGCAGAACCGATTGTTCCCGCATCATCGATAATTAGTGATCCAGCAGTTACCCCTGCTGTTGTTACTGTTAAATCACCAGTTGATGCACCTGTGAATGATCCTGTCCCAAAAAGAATTCTATCAGCCGATTCATCATATCCTATGAATACGTTTGCATCATCCCCACGTTCAATAACGATACCAGCATCACCAGATGCACTACCAGTTCTTCCATTACCAAGTTCTATTAACTGGTCTTCAATGACTGTGTTAGTCGCTGAGTTCGTAACAGTTGAACCATTAACAGTTAGGTTTGCAGCAAATGTAACGTTACCAGATGCATCAATTGTCATCGCAGTAGGTCCAGATGCTGACCCAATCGTGCCACCATCTTTAATCGTGATATCATCCACAAACGACACGATACCTGTAGATGCGATTGTTATTGCAGTCGCTGCAGAAGTAGCACCGATAGTGCCACCATCTTTGATTATTAGGTCATCTGCAATGGTTAGAAGACCAGCAGAACTTAGGGACATTTTCTCGGCAGCAGCTTCACTTGCACCTGTTTTAAAACTTAACTTGGTTGCGTTACTTGTATTACTAAAATCACCCTCAGATACCGCTTCGATACCAGCAGCAACTAATTTATTATCGCCAGTCGCAGATGCTTCATCTGGTGCTTGGAAGTTAATTGCACCGATAACATCATTAGCAGCAATATCTGTCTCACCTGTTTGTAGAGTAAGTATGATTGGTTTATCATCACCAGTGGCAGTGTGTTTTAGATTAAGTCCAGTATCATGAACGTGTGTTAGAGTAATCTCTGAGTTTGCACCAAACGAAACAACAGCCGCATCAGAAATCATTCTAAGGTCATCACCAATAGATGCATCTAGTGCAACACCCAATCCACCTGCTACTGTAAGTGCACCATCAGTGGCATTTGTGTTTGCTGTTGTTGCACTGAC